GCGTTCGTGCTGTCGGCGTAGGTGGTCTTGGCGGCGGTGGTCACGGCGTTGGCGGTCTTCACCGCCTGCGGCGTGATGATGTTGTTGGGCGTCACGGCCATGGGCATGGTCTCCTAGAGGGCGATCGCGGCTGCGATGGCGAAGGCGTCGCGCTGGGCGGTGTAGGCGGCGAGGTCGGAAAGATCGGCGGTGGCGGGCGCGCGCCAGCTCTGGCTCGCGCCGTCCGTGCTCAGGAACTCGCCGGCATGGCCGGACTGATCGGGCGCCGCCGAGGCCCAGCCGGCGCTCAGGCCGTCGGTGCTCAGGAACTTCCCCGCATTCCCCGCCTGGCCGGGCAGCACGCCGGCGTTCGCGGTGAAGGCGAGGTTGTCCGCATAGGCCTTGGTGGCCGCGTCCTGCGGCGAGACGGGATCGGCGAGGCCGGTCAGCCGCTGGGCGGCGAAGTCGGTGGGCTGCACGCGCCAGACCCCCGAGCCGTCGCAGATCAGCGCCACCTTCTCGCCCGCCAGCACCGTGGCGACCGCCCCGGCCCCGGTGGTCACGCTCAGCGCGCCGGAGCAGGCGTTCCAGACGAAATAGGCCTTGCTCACCGAGGGAATGGTGACGGTGAACGCACCCGCGCCGGTGAACTTCACCATGGCGGCGCGCGCCTCGTCGTCGGCGGCGTTGGCGACGCTCAGCGCCGCATCGCCGGTCAGCGGTTTGGTGAGCCAGCCGGCTGCGGCGTAGTCGGCGTGCTGCAGGACGGCGTTCAGCTTGTCGCCCCACAGGTTGACGTTCTCGCCGGTGAACTGCAGCTCGAAGCGCAGGGATGAGGACCAGGAAGAAGGCATCAGACGATCACGGCTCCCGTGTCTTGGCGGATCCAGTGGGCGCCGTCCGAGTGGGCGAGGATGTCGAGGTCGCTCACCAGCACGACGCAGTCGGGATAGCTGGCGGCCGGCGGCAGCCCGCTCTGAGCGACGGCGAACACCGGGCTCGGCGCGCTCGGCGCCTGCAGCTCGGCGATCGCCTCGCAGATCGATTTCAGCAGCGGCCGGAGCGCCGCCGGCGCGCCCGGCCCGATCGGCGGCAGGCCCATCAGAGCCCCCGCGCGACGTCGAAGGTCGGCCGCGGCCGCGGCAGATCGGTCGCCAGCATCCCGGGCGCCCGGCTGCGGGCGTCCTGGGCGTTCAGGTCTGCCAACGCCTGCTCGAGCTTGCTCTCGTAGGCCTGCGCCAGCTCCGCATCCCGCAGGAACGGCGCCGCCTCGCAGAGCGCGGCGAACAGATAGACGTCCGGCGCGTCGGCCAGCAGCGCGTTGGTCGGGGCGGCGTCCGAGAGCTGGAACTTCGCCAGCATCCGTAGGATGAAGACGTAGGCCTCGTCGCAGGCCCGCTCGAAGGCCAGGTTCGCGCCATCGATGCTCCACACCGCCGGCTCGCCGCGCAGGCTGATCAGCCCCAGCAGGCTGGGCTCCACGAAGCGCAGCGCTGAGCGCGAGCCGTCGTCGCGCACGATCCACAGCGCCAGGGGCTCGGCGAAGCCGCCCGGCAGGGCGAGGCTCCGCGCGCCGACGGTTGCAGTGAGCGTCTGCTCCACCTCGGCCCGTCGCGCGTGCAGCGTGCGGTTCAGCCGGGCTTCGGCCAGGGTGATGAATTCCGGGATGCGGGCGGAAAGATCCGCACGCACGAGCCAGTTCGCCGCAGCCGCCTGCAGCTCGGCGTAGGTGGTGATCGCCATGGAGCGTCCGTCGCTGAAGAGAGACAAGAAGGGGGCCCGGGCGGCCCGGCTTGGGGCTTGAGCCGCCCGGGCGGCTAGCGCGGCTCCGATGCTCAGGGAGCCTTATGGGCGCGTCGCGCCGGCGCTAGTTGTTGGCCAGGCGGCAGGCCAGTTGCGGCCGCAGCGTCTTGAACCCGTAGATCACGTCCAGCCGGCACGGGAACTTGTCGTTGTTGATGTCGTATTGGCGCACGATCCGCATCGAGACGCCGTCGAACACCTCGCGGGCCGCGAAGTCGACGCCGCGCGGCATCACCATGTCGGCCGTGGCGAACGCGAACGCGCCCTTCTGGTAGGCCATGGAGATCCCATAGGCCGTGCTCGCCGTCCCGGCGAAGTTCACCGCCGCGCCGTTGGCGGGCGCGGCCGAGACGTTCTGCAACGGACCGGTGGCCACGATCGCCGGCGAGATCGCCAGGCTGCCCGCGCCGCCGGCGTAGTCCGCCGTCAGCACGAACGACTGCAGCACGCTGGTTGCGGCCTTGGTCTCCGGATGCACCCGGAAGACGTTCGGGATCGTGAACACGTCGCCCTTCACCGCCGCGCCCGTGCCGGTCGAGACGGCCAGCGCGGCGCCCGTCTGGCCCGCGCCCGCCACGATGTAGCCCGCGCCCGCCGCCCCGCGCGGATGCGCCGGCCACAGGGTGTTCTCCATGAAGTCGAACCCGGCGGTGCGGCCCATGTAGCCTTCGCGGTTCTGCTTGGAGATCGTCGACTGGTCGTTGAACAGGCCCTTCAGCGCGTCCACCAGGTCGACGTTGTCCTGGGTGTTCAGGTTGCAGGTCCGTCCGGCCAGCGGCGCGAGGTTGTCCACCAGGATCTTGCGGCCCTGCAGCACCTTGTTGAAGGTCGCCGCCTGGCCCTGGTTGTTCACCTGGTTCCAGACGTCCTTGTACATGGTCATGGCGTCAGCCTCGATGTTGGCGGCCAGCACGCTCATGGCGGGCTCCAGGATGCGCTCGGAGAAGTCGTCCAGCGACATCGTCAGGTCGACCGAGGTGAAGTTCAGGTCGACGCCCTTCTGGGTCTGCACCTTCAGGTCCACCGAGGTCTCGGTGGTGTCCTGCGCCGCCAGCGTCGGGCCGGTGCGGACCGTGAACTGGTTGGGCAGGCGCACCTTCAGGGTGTCGCCGATCTTCGCCCCTTGCCGGGCGAAGCTGTCGTCGTAGTCGCGCGTGATCGAGCCCACGAAGTTGAGCTTCTGGTGCAGCACGCGCAGCGCCTCGCGCGTCACCGCGGTCGGCGTGAGGATGGCGTTGGCCATGTCGGTCCTTTCGAAAGGTTGCGATGGAGTGCGCCGCGCGAGCTTTCCCGAAGCGCGAAAGCCGCGCGTGCTCGGGCGCGCCGGCTCATGCGTCCGGCGGCGGCGGGTCGGTTCAGGTCAGTGGAGCCGCGCGTTGTCCTCGACCCGGTGGCGGTCGTCCCGCTCAGGCCCGAGAGGCGTGGCTATTTGGCGCCCGGTCCCCGAGGGACTTGCCGCCCTAGAGAGGCCGGATAACGACGGGTACCTGCGCTCGGCCGAGGTTCGGCGGCCGCTTCGCCCGATAGCGGATCACGGGCGTTCCGCCTTCCCAGCCGAGCAGCGCCACGCTGCAGCACCCAGTCCGGTAGGCGGCTTGCTCGACCAGCCGCCCCATAATTGAAGTTGCCGAACGCCTCATGCGGCCTGGGTGTGAGCGCCGGATGCTGCAGGCCGTCGAGCGCCGCAGCCCGCGCGGGATCGGCCGGCGGCGGCGGACCGAGGAAGGGATTGTAGAACGGGCTTCCCATCAGCGCCCCTTCCGCACCTGCTCGTTGCGCCGGCGCATCCAGTCCCGGGTGGCGAGCTCGTCGCGCACCCCGCCGCCGCCGGCCGTGGCGCCCGCCACGGAGATCGCCGGCCGCACCGCCTGGGCCTTCACCGCGGCCTCGCCCGCCCCGCCTGCCTCGGCCCGGTAGGCCTTGTGCAGCACCTTCCAGATCCTGGGATCCGAGGCGGCGGCGAGCTCCTCGTGGGTGACGCCCTGGCTCAGCGCATAGTCGCTGAGCTTGGCCGCCAGCTCAGGCGACCAGCCCGGGATCTCGCGCGACAGCGTCCGGCCGGTCTCCGCCATCGCCGCGGCCGCCTCGTGCGCCTCGTGCAGCCTGCGGCCATGCTCGTGCCGGGCCACGGCCTGGGCGAGCCGGGCGCGGCCCTCCACCAGCGCCTGGAAGCGGGCGTGCAGCGCCTGCGCGCCGTTCGGATCCTGCTGCGCATAGGCTGGCCAGTCGACGGCCCGGAAGCTCGCCAGCTGGTGGTCCAGCGCAGCCAGCTGCAGCCTGTCGTGCGTGGCTTCCGCGCCGGCGCGCGCCTGTTCGGCCGCCGCGGCCCGCTCCGCCTCCAGCGCACGCCGCTGCTCGGCCAGCTCCTGGGTCTTGCGCGTGTAGTCGGCGTGCCTGAGGAACGCGCCCTTCAGCGCGATCGGCAGGGTGTGCACTTGCCCGTCCAGCTCCAGCTCGAAGCTGTCCGGCGCCTCGTCCGAGCTTTCCTCGCGCGTCTCGGCCGCCTGCGGCTCGCAAGCCTCGTCCGCCGCGCGTGCATCCTCGTCGGCCGCCGTCATGGGGTCGTTGTCCTTCATCGGTTCTCCTTCAGGTGAGCCCGCGTCGGCGGGCGGTGTTTCCGAAAGCCTCAGCGCCCGGCGACTTCCGCGTTCCGCTCCGCCATCCATTGCTTGGCGGCCTCGAGCCCGCGCGCGATGTCCTCGCGGTGATCGTAGGCTTCGGTCGCGAGCCCGTCGCCGACCCCGGACCCGATCCCAGAGCCGACGGGACCTCCGAGCGCAAAGCCCAAGGCGCCACCGCCGATCGATCCAGCGATGCCGAGGCCCGTGCGGAGCTTGTCAGGAGACGTGGCGAACCGGGTTGCGTCGTACACAAACCCTGGGCCATCCGGGATCCGCTTCAACACGAACCGAGTGACCCTTGGCGCTCCCTCCAACATCTGCTTCTCCGCTTGCTTCGTAAGCTGCTTGTGGGTGTCCAGAGCCGCGCCCGCAGCGGTCTCGCCAACGCTCTGCGAGACGCCGCCGCCCTTCGCGGCGCTGTGGAGCGCCGTCCTGCTTTTCATCTTCAGGCCGTCATTCCAGGACTCCGCATTCGAACAGGCGCTCGCCTGGAGCCTCTCCGCCGCTTTTCTCGTGATCGTGCTGCTCTTCGGCTGGCAGGGCCTTCGCCTCGCCAGACGAGCGCTCGCCGTCTAGCGCTGCAGCGCCTTCAGCCGGCTTGGCCGCCCGCCTTGGCGGCTCGCGCCGCGTCCCGTCGCTGCCGCACCCACAGCCCCGCGCCCAGGCAGACCAGCCCGAACCCGATCCAGGCCAGGTGCCAGGGCCAGGTGGCGCCGGAGGAGCGCCCCCCCGAAGGCGCCTATCCCTGGCGCGGCGAGGCCAAGGACAAGACCGAGCACCATCAAAGCCTTCAAGGCGGGACTTGGCTCCCACCCATGGCTCATCGCGAAATTGGCCTTGCCGAATTGCGCCGCTGCATCCACTCCCAAGTGGGCAGCTCGTCCGACCAGTCGTGGGGCGGATCCAACTGCCGACTGCGATCGATGATTTGCCGAGGGCCGTGGGCCGTCATGGCGCCCACATCCTCATGGTGCGCAACGATGCCTGGCGCAGACGAGATCGGCGGCAGCGGCCCGTAACCCGACCCGGCCTGCGCGGCCGGTCCATTGTCGTCGCCCAGCATCGGCACGCCAAAGGCCGTCAGGGTTTCCGCGAACGGGCTCTCCCCGTCTCACCTCACCAGAACAAATGTCGAACGTCAAGGCCGCGCTTGCTCAGCGCTGCAACGCCTTCAGCCGGTTGGTCTCGGCCTCGAACGCCTCGATCTGCAGGCGCCTCGCCGAATTGGCCTGGTCCTGCTTCAGGCCGGCGATCTCCGCCTGCGCCGCGGCCAGCATCTGCGCCAGCTTGGCGAGCTGCGCCTGGGCGGCCTGGGCCGCCTGCGCCTCGGGCGAGACGCCCTTCAGCTGCGCCGGCAGCGCCGCCTGCAGCCGGGTCGCGATCTCCTCGGCGCCCGGCCAGTCCAGGTTCTTGGCCAACAGATCGCCGATCAGCGGCGCGGCCTGCGGATAGGCGCGGATCAGTTCGATCATCTGGTTGGCCGCCTCTTCCCGCCGCGTGGTGAAGGAAGGTCCGGTTTCCACGGTGACGTCGTACTTGCCGACGGTGAGGTCGTAGATCCTCTCGATCTTGCCGAGCTCGCCCGCGGCCTGGCCCGCGCCCGGCTCGGCGGGGTTGATCGGCACGCTCTGCGCCGCTCCGTCGGCCCCCAGCACCCGGATCACCCGCGCGGTCCCATAGACCTTCGGGATCAGGTCGATCAGGATCCGCCCGGCGTGGCGCAGCGCCCGGCTCAGGTTGTCGATGTAGTGGAAGGTCGAGACGTCGCCCTCCCGCTGCCGCATCAGGATCGCCCGCCCCGACGTCTCGTTCGAGGCCGCCCCCAGGCTCGCATCGTGCAGGCCCATGATCGCCTTCATGTCGTCGGAGGCCGAGAGCGCCTCCTGCATGGCGCCCGCCGGCGGACCGGCGAACGGCTGGCGCTGCGGCGGCTCGGGCCCGTCGTATTCGATGTAGGCGTGGGTCTGGATATTGGCCGTCGCCCATTTGGCGCTGTCGGTCTCGAAGGCCCCCTTGCGCCCGATGAACGGCGTCTTGGGCGCCAGCGCCACCAGCTCCGTCGTGGTCGTGCGCCAGTAGTTGAACATCCGCTGCGGATCCTTGGCGTCGCGCACCAGGCTGCGCAGCCGGCGCCTCCCGTCGACGTGCAGCTCCTCGCCATAGACCGGCACGATCGGGATGAACCTGCCGGCCCAGTCGACGGTCTCCAGCACCTCCGCCCCGGTCAGGACCCGCTGGGTCACCCTGTGGCTCGCGACCTCCCGCGGCCGGCCCATGACCGAAACGCCCAGGGCGTCGAACATCGCCCTCTGCGCCTGGTAGACGCCGGCCTCGACCACCTGCCCGTCGGAGAGCGCCAGGATGGTCCGCGTCACCGGCTCGCGCCGCCAGTATTCGGCGACCATCACCCGCTCGCCGTCCAGCCAGGGGCCGGTCAGCGAGGCGTAGGAATCCGCGCCCCAGTCGACCGCATCGGCGCCCTTCCAGCGCGCCTCGAAGGCGGCCTTCGGCAGCGTGTCGACCACGAACGCCACATTCCAGTCCGAGGAGTCCGCGGCCGTCCCGTTCGGGTCGCCGTAGATCGAGAACGGGTTCGCCACGCGCTCGATCGCCAGGTCCTGGTCGAAGCTGTCGTCGCAGGCGTAGCGGGTGTTGATCCGGAAGTAGCCGAAGCCGCCGGTCACCGCGAAATCCAGCGCGGTGTCGTAGGCCACCTCGGCGTCGCTCGACTGCTCGATGTGCCGGATCAGGCCGTTCAGCACCTCGGCGGTCGCCGGGTCCGCCGCGTCGTCCACCGGATGCACCACCATGGCGGGCTTGTTCTGCCGCGCGTCGTTGACCACCTGGCGGATGAAGGCCGGCAGCCGGTTGATGGTCAGGCACGGCCGCCCGTCCAGCTCCCGCTCCCTGCGGACCCGCTCCGGCCACTGCTCGCCCAGCCGGGCGAACCGCAGGTCGTCCAGCGCCTCGCGGCGGTTCTCGGCCTCGGCGTCGGCGGCCAGCTCGAAGGCCTCGCGCGCCTCGCGG